CCAATCCGGCACACGTAGACCTGAAGCAGGTTGGCTAACGGGCGTTCGCCTGATCGCTGAAACGATTGTCACCGTCGATAGAGGTAGCGTCATGTCGCACCCATCCTTGCAGATCAAAAAGGCCTACTTCGCCAAGGTGCGTCGTTCCAGCTACATCGCCAGCCTGCGCTTGGCGGGTTTTCAGGTCACGCCTGCCGATGCGGAACGCCCATTACCTTCACGCGAAGCGGTATTGAGCCAACTTCGTTCCAAGGGCAACTGAAAGGGACAAAAAGCGGGGCAAATAAAAAGGGGTTAGCTTTCGCTAACCCCTTGAAAAATATGGTGGCTACACCGGGACTTGAACCTGGGACATCAGCATTATGAATCCGCTACGAACCGCCCGGCTGAGCCAGAAAGCCCCATAAATCGGGATTTCCATCCCTCCCCAAGCTGGCTATACCAGTCCTTTCCAGAAAATTAACGCTCTGTAGTCACCACTGATTTGCTTGCCACTTAATCTTCAGTTAGCCTAAGCATGGCCAATTGCCATGCCGGAACGAAAAATGGATTTTTCTCAAAAACGTGACTTCCTTTATCAGTCTATCTCTGACATCCAGCAAACCATTAGAGCTATAGATGTAAAGATAGGATTTATGTTTGTTGTTCTTCTTCTACCGCTACCGGTACTTGAAGATATATACAAGTGCATTTCGTATTACAAACAATCAAGTCCAACTTTTTTTATCTTTACCATTGCAACCATTATTGCATGGCTACTCTCCTTTTTCTTTCTCATGGTTAGCGTAATAGCTTTATCTTCACCATCATCACATGTACAGGGCGCAGAGAATCTCAAAGGCACCTTTTACGAATCAAACCTGTATAGCTTAAACTCCGTTGACGCCTTTATAAACTTCCCCATTAAGTCCAACCTCAATATAAGTGACATCCTCTCCAATCTTCCGACATCTGAAGACATGCTTCTTCGAGAGCTAGCCTTCGAAAAGGCAAAGCTTGCCTACATTCGAGATATAAAAATCCTAAGGTCATCTTACTGCATTTATCTAGTACCCGTATGGCTCCTAGGTGGAATAACTCTCTGGGCAATCAGCAAAGTCCTATCAGGTAATTAAATTGTTTACTTCAGATCAAGAAGCCCGTCTCAGGCAGATAATTTCTTCTTCACTAGATCGCGCGGAACTTCATTGGAAAAACGGCGGCCATCTATTAGTAGCCAGAGCAGCCTTTGACAGCGCGGAAATGATGAGTGAATCCCTTGAGTCAGAACGCTCCCATATACCGGGACACCCTATAATCAGAGAAGACGAAACAATAATTGATGATTTCATTGCTTTTGTCGCGGATATGCGCAATTCCACTAATCATTTATTGACCGCAATAAGCCCTAAAAAAGCTGATGTCAGCACTCTACAGCGTGTCTTTTATGAAACATCAGCTTTGCTCCCCTCCCTCGCATACACAGTAAAGCTCAATGAAGGCAATGTAACTGAATATCTTGGCGATGGTGTTTTAGCTCTCTTTAAAGTCGATCAGGATAGCCCTAGCAGCGCGATATATTCTGCTCATGACTCAGCTAAAAAGGCTATTGGCCCTATGCGCGACATATTGAATGAAATATTGCGCAAGAGATATCGCCTTCCTGAAATTGATCTAGGTGTGGGATTAGCTTACAGCAAAGCCATTGTCTCCCTTGTGGGACTTCCCCGAGAGCGACACCCCAAAGTATTTGGCGAGTGCGTTTACCGTGCAACAAAACTCTCAGGCGGAATCAATGAGGTTTGCGTAGACGACAAGGTTCGCGCGATTTGGCCAACATCAAAGAATGGTCTAATCAGCTTTAGAACGAAAATCTTTAAAGATGTCCCAGGCCACATCGTCTATCGAAAAAAAGAGTAATCCGCGACCTCAAACCTATATCCAATTTAAAATAGCGCGACTCTCAATTGCACTCATAGCCAGTTACGCTCTTTTATTGCAAGCTCTCTGACCTTATTGAAATACATTCATTTCTAGAGCGGATTGAAATTGTTTGAGGCGTTACAGAAGCGGTCGCCGCTAACACTGCATTTACTGCGGAAATACTCTTTGGCGCGCTTGCGGCACTCCCGGTATTCGAGGCTACCACTGCGCTCGTTCATGCAGACGGTAGAGAAGATGATCTTATTGTTCTCCGTCATCCAGGTGAACGGCTTACGGGTCTTGTAGATCTTGAGCCCTTGCCGCGTCTCGCTGGTGTAGTAGCCTGTTTCTTGTCTCTGCGCTGCATTCGCCAGGCCAGAGGTGAGGATTGCGAGGGACAAGGTGGCAAGGGTTACTGCAGTTCTCATGGTCTTCACACTTCCTTTCTGTGTCGGCGGGCATACCAGCGCCTAGCTACTTCTCGGGTGATCGCTATCCCGCGTTTGGATTGGTCAAGTTTCGGTTGGCTTCGTCAAATTCTGGGCTGGTCTGGCCTATCTCCGGCGCAATCTCGCCGCTGACCATCCACCAGCGATAGCTCGGATACAAGGCACCCAGCGCTTCTATCTCGTCCGTACTGATCCGTACATCCTTGTTGTAGAGCACCGTTCGCCATCTATTCGAGCCAATAGGCGTCTCTCTAACGAGCCGATCCATGCCAGCCATAGAGGCAACCGTTCTAACGCGCTCGTTTATTGTGCCCATTTCGTATAAGTATTTTGATCAAATAATTTGAATTTTTAGAAAGCAATTCATATGCTTTGTTCAAGTATTTTGACTCAAGTATCTGAGTCGAACGTTTGGACGAGTATAGGGCAAAAGCTATGGAACAGTCTGGTGTAGTGGGGCTTTCGATTTCGGGAGACGCCCAACGCGTAACGGATTTCCGCGACGCACCGTTCTGCACGAAATACGTGCTGGCTCAGCTCCTGGGCATGGAGCAAATCACCGAAGACGTGGTGCGCGGCTGGATCGAAAGCCACACCGTCCCGACCGTGAAAATCGGCCGTCACCGCGTCATCAACCTGCACCGCATCCGCCGCGACCTCGACCGAGGCAAAACCATCTTCTGCGCGGGGGATTACAGCGATGACTAAGACCGCCTACATCGTTGAGACCTGCACCCTCCACGGCGCAACCAAGCAACGCCGCTGGCACCGCGTCCACACCGGCCCGAACAAGGCCGACTGTGCTGCCTATATAGAGCGCGTAATCGCTGACCTGCCGTCCGGCCCTGGTCGCCACTGGGGGCTCACTCAGGAACGCGCCCGCGACTTCTACCGCGTCCGTGGTGTGAGGGCTGCCGCATGAGCCGCAATCACCAATCTTTCTATGAGCGCGTAGAGCGCGATCTGGCTCGCCTCGACCGCCTCAAGTCTTCTGATCGGGGCGTCTTGGAATCCCTACTGTTCTACCTGCTCGGCTACATCGAAGGCTTCCATGAGGCTGGAGCCATTTCCGGTAACGAATGTGGCCGCCTTACTCAGCGTGCCCGCGCTGCTGCTGTGGTTTCCGCAAAGCCCGAGGTGTCAGCCCATGACCAACCCGAGCCAGTACCTGCTAGCGCACCACAAGGATTGCGGCTGCCAGAGCTGCTTTGCCCGCAATCCGCAGGGCAAGGCGTTCGCCTTTCGCCGTCACCCGCACGCCGAGAACTGCGACTGCTCTGTTTGCTGGGTAAACCGAAACTGGGAAGCGCCCGTTGGCGCCACCTCCCCGTCCACACCCTGCGCCGAATGCCGCCCCGCGCAATGGTCGTTGGTAAATGGTCGGAGGACATTTTTGACGCCGGCCTTTATCTGCTCGAAGCACACGCCGTCGAGCCGACCGCCGAAGTACTGGCACGTTGTGAGCGACACCGGCAAACCAACGCCCTTCGTGCCCCTGCGCGAACCGTTCGAACTGGTGGGGTGAGCGCATGACCGTCTCTTTCCGTGTTGGCCGCTATCTGGTCGCCCTGCTCTGGCACGCATTCCCCTATCTGTTCATCGGGTTTGCTGTCGGTTCGATCTTCTCGACGTTGCAAGTCGTCAAGGTGATGGAATCGGTAGACGACTACTTCTATCAGGCAATCGCCAAGGTCGTTCACCAGTGCGCCCCCAGCGATCCGGCCAACGCCGCCGATGCTGAACAGGTCAAGGGCCGCGCTCCCGGCTCGTCGGATCACGCTTCACCGATCCGGCGAACGGAAGCACGGGCGGAGCGCACCCTTGAACGCCCACCACCCTGAATAGCCTCTGCTCGAGAGTGTGGGGCAGCTCCACCGCCCCGCGCTCCCGAGCCCTCGGCGGCAAGAGTGGGATGACAAGGGCAAAGCCCTTGGTGTTAACCAACTAACAGGCTGCACAAGCGGCAACTGAAACCCCGGCAAGTCGAGAGCCACCCTCGGGCAAAAACGAAAGTTTGCCCGTGCGGGATCGCTCGGCCTGCTGAAAGGCAAAACCGCGCAATAACGCGCAACTAAGCGAGGAAACACAAATGGCACGTTCGACTATGGAAGTTGCATTTCTCGGCACTCAGATGACCCAGGTGGATGACACCAAATACGCCAAGGTCTTCTACGGCGACGAACCGGACGGCAAGACCGAACACGGCCTGTCCATCATCGGCATGGCTATCGCTGAAGACGCCGCCGACGAAGTATTCGCAGCCGGCGCCCAGTTCGCCCCGCTGGAGCTGGTGCGTATCACCTTCGACGTGGCACGCGGCGGCCAGAACAAGGGCAAGAACCTAGCTCTGCACATCGAAGCCGTGAACCCGAAAGGCCAGGCCGCCAAGCCTGCCGCACCGCAAGCCACCCAACAACAGCCCAAGCCGACCGGCACCCAGCCGGACGCGGCCAAGGCCTGACGGGAGGGCGCCGCCGTGCTGATCGTTGATCGCGTGCTGTGCGACTGCTGCGGGCAGCCCATGGGCCAGCTCTACAACCAGTCCGCCCCCCAGCCCGACCTGCTGCCCGATCTGAACAAGGCGCCCGCCCTCGTGATCTGCCCCGACTGCATCGCCATGGCTGAGGTCGTCCGCGACCCCAGCCTGGCCGAGTAAGGGGGCTGTATGTCGGTCGTTGCCGTTCAAGTGTGCATGCAGTGGACCACCAACGCAGATGCGTCGGTGTCCTGCTCGCAGTACGGATGGCAACAGGCCTACCTGATCCCTCCCGAGGCCGCTGGCTATGTAGACATCTTGGTCTCAGGGGGATTTTCGCCAGAGGCGTTCGGCATTGGTTTTGGCGGAACGCTCATGGCGTTCGCAATCGGCCTTTCCGGTGGATTGGTCGCATCAGTCCTACGACGCATGAGGTAACAACCATGAAACAACTGAAAACCCAGCTGCAAAACGGCGCCACCGCTTTCGGTCGTGCTCGTCGCTTCGCCCGCAACGCCTGCATCGGCGCTGTCGTCTCCGTCGCAACCGTCCCGGCCTTCGCCGCTGTGGTCGACACCGCTGCCATCCAGACCCAGATCCAGGAAGGCCAGGCCGACGCCAGCACCATCGCCGGCTACATCGCCCTGGCACTGGCCGTTCTGGCCTGCGTCGGCGTGGTGTTCTCCATGCTGCGCAAAGCCTAAGGGCCTGGGCCAATGCTCTGGTCAGTGATGCTCGGCGCCTTCATCGCCGGAGCCTTCATCACCGGCTTTCGAATCGGCGAGTTCTTCTGACCAGCAGAGCCGTTGCAACAGACCCCGCTTCGGCGGGGTTCTCTTTGGATGCTGCCATGAACGACGAGTTGTTTATTTCTGCAGCCCACCGCCCGGGCGCTGTGTCTCATGTTCCTCAACGGGGTGTGAGGATGCGTTATCGCGCTTGGGTCACTGCGGCAGCTTTGCTGCTTTCTTTGCTCTGCTCTCAGAGTGTTAGTGCTGAAGATTACTACTGGCGGGTTTCTGCGCAGGCACAGCATTTTACCTCTGCGTCTCCGCGCGGCGCATGTGACCAATATATGTCTTGGCTGGATGGTTACTCCCCGAAATACACCCACTCAGTTACTGATATGGTTCTGCTGTCATCTGTGAGGTTTCGTTGTGTTTATGAAGCTCGCGGCAAGGCAGGAACTGATGTTGCTGGCGTTGTTTCATCTAATAACGCAGTCCACGTAGATCGTCAGGGCACTTCTTGCCCATCAGGCACAACCTACAATCCTGGCAATGGTGTTTGCGAAGCCCCACAAGTTCCCAACGGAGAAAAGTGCGGTGAAGAATTCATTGGCGGCGCCACGATTCCCAAAATCAAAAACGCCCAAGGTGAATGCGTACCCTTCCGCGAAGCGGATAAGCCTTCTCAGTGCAAGCATTTCGCTGAGTCCACCCGTTTTACGACCACCGTCGTCGCCGTCGATGACAACGGCAACCCCATCCCGCCGCCGCCTATTGTTCAGCAAGGTTGCGTAGCCAACGTTCTCGACTTCAGCCATTGCAAAGCACCTGCCCCGAAGAAGACCGGCACCATCAGCTTGGGCCCTGCCCCGGTCGAATGCCGAGTAGCGGTCAACTTCACCGGTGAAGTCGCAGACGGTACGCCGCCTGTATTTGCCCCGCCACCAGTCGAGCCGGGTGATATATGCCCTGAGGGTGAAGAATGCCTCCCGCCTGACGCGCCTATCGTCAACGAAAAAGAACCCTGCGTGTATGTCTTCGTGCAAGACAGCCTTGGCGGTCACCTGGCGTGCAAGTCCTCGGACTACTCCGGCAAGCCAGGCGATTACACCAACTGCGGCACCGCCAGCCACGTCAATGGCGGGAAGTTCACCTGCCACGGCAAGAACCCGAGTTCTACCGGGACCATGACCGACACCAAGGTCGAAACCAAGCAGAACGCTGATGGTTCCACCACTACGACCAAGACCGATACACAAACCAAGGTCGTTTGCTCGGGCGTTGGCTCCTGCTCAACCCAAGTTACGACCAACGTCAGCCACACCACCAAAGATGCCAATGGCAACGTCACCTCCGAAAGCTCCAAGTGCGTTGGACCTAATTGCAGCAGCTCAGGCGGCATCAAAGATGGCTCCGGCACTGGAAACGGCAATGGCGATGGTGACGGCGAAGATCAGGATAGCGAAGGCCCTGCAGGGCCTACTCGTGGTCTCCAGCAAGGCGAAGTCGGCAGCTTTGCCGAAGGCCTGAGCGAGTGGGATCAGCGCATCGCTGACGCCCGCGCCGAACTGGACCAGAAACTGGGGGAATACAGCGCCCTGTTCAAGGGCGTGTTCGACCTCAACCTCAGCGATAGCAGCGGCTCGCTCCCTTGCGAAGTTTTCTCCATCAGTACCGGCGGTGTCTCCCTGCGCATCTGTCCGGCCGACTACTCCGACCAGCTCTCCTACCTGCGCTACGTGCTTCTCCTGGCCGCCGTCGCCCTGGCCGCCATCATCGTCCTCAGAGGGTAACCACCATGCTCGATTGGCTTTCCGGCTTTCTCGATCAAGTCCTCGCGTTCTTCCAATTCGTATGGGACTTCCTCAGCTCCGGCATCTACACCTTCGTCAAAGACGGCTTGGTCCTGCTGACCAAGGCTGCCATCTACTCCTGGGTACAGATGCAACTGCTCGCCCTGGAAGTGGCCTATGAAGCGGCCCAAGGGGTCATGCAAGACATCGGCTTGGCCGAAGCCGTGCGACAGCGCTGGGGCGCCTTGCCAGCCGAAGTCGTCAGCGCGCTCAACTTCTTCGGCATACCTCAAGCGCTGAACATCATCTTCTCAGCGCTCTCCACCCGCTTCGCCCTCAAGTTCGTACCGTTCATAGGGCGCTAACCATGTCGATCAAAATCCACCACGGCCCCAACGGCTCTTACAAGACCTCTGGCGCGATTCAAGACGACGCCGTGCCCGCCCTCAAAGAGGGTCGATTGATCATCACCAACGTGCGCGGATTCACCCTGGAGCGCGTGCTGCAGGTCATGCCTGATCTGCCCGAAACCGTCGACATCATCAACCTCGACCTTGAGCAGCAAGCCGACATGGAGCGCATGCGCACGTGGTTCCAGTGGGCACCCCGCGGCGCCTTCATCATCTTTGATGAAACCCAGCTCGTCTTCCCCAAAGCCTGGCGCGAACGCGATCTGGAGCGCTTCGATTTCCCAGGCGGTTCCGAAGCCGCCCAAGCCGCTGACCGGCCCATGAACTGGCTCGACGGCTGGACCCGCCACCGCCATTGGAACTGGGACGTGGTGCTGACCACCCCCAACATCAGCTACATCCGCGACGACATCCGCATGACCTGCGAGATGGCTTACAAGCATTCCAACCTCGCCGTCATCGGCATCAAAGGTCGCTACAAGGAGGCCCAGCATGACGCCCAGCTCAACCGGCCACCCGCCGAAGGCACCATCATTGAATACAAACGAATCAAGCCCGACACCTTCCGGCTCTACCAATCCACCGCCACCGGAAAGGCCCAAGACACCAAAGCCGGAAAGAGCCTGCTCAAGTCGCCTAAGCTACTTTTTCTACTGGCATTTATTGCCTGTCTGTTTGTCGCTCTACTATCTCTTGGCACACCTAAGTTCGGCTCTCCTGGCGGCGCTCAAGCCCCTGCGAAATCTGCTCCTCCAACTACTTCGCCCGGTGTGGCGAGCCCTGCGCTTCCTCCTGATACGCGCACTGATCCTGCTGGTGATCTTCTGGTTAACGAGCCGCCTGATGTACTGGCTGGTGAGCTGAACCACCCCTACGCACCTCGCACCTTTGCCGTTCGTGCCGTCATGGTTGCCAACGTCGATGGCCAGATTCGCGAGCTTGGCCAGTTCGATGTCATCGATGCTGATGGCCAGATTCTGCGCCAGTCACTCAGCGAACTACGCAACCTGGGCTATCTGGTGCGCATCCTCGGCCCTTGCGTCGTACACATCAGCCACCCCATGGGTTACGTCGCAACAGCCCTTTGCCCTGGCCGCCCCCAGCAACGAGATGCCTCCGGCACTCGGCAGGATCTCAACGGCATTTCTGCCGCAGCAGCCATCGGCTCCACAAGCACCAGCAAGCCCCCTCCTACGGTTAGCGCTGTACCAGTGAACGTTGTTCCCAACAGCGAATACGCGGCGAGGCCGTGGCGGTGAGCGCGCCGCGAGCGAGCGGTTCAGTTCAGAGGGAGCGAGCGGCGCGCACGCCGCTGACGTCCCTGTAGCACGTCAGATAAACCGATTTTAGTAACCACGTTACACCAGAGAGATACAGAGAATGAGTGCACCAAAGGACTACTACCGCATTGATATCGAAACGGGGAAAGAGAACCCGAAAAGTCGTTTGTTCTGTGATCCTCGGGCGGGTGGTTTCGTGGATCTGTCCGGCGTTCGAATCTTGGCCTGTAGCGTCGATACCGTCCGCCAGTTGTATCGGGGTCTGATCCGCCCGGAAATCATGTGTCTGTTCGACAAGCCAGGGACCATCGTTGACTTCGCTGGCCAGCGTTGGCACTCGGGTCGTGTCAGCAAGGATTCTGGCTACCAGTACAAGCTGCAGAATGCCGACCTGGGCATCATCCTGCTGGTGAAGAACTTCAACGCCAAAATCGAGAACATCGGGCCACACCTGAAAATCGAAGTGTCTCCCCACGCCATCGACCAGTTCTGCCCCGAGCGCCTGCAGGAGCGCCTGGACTACTACGCCAGCCACGTCCTGACCAACGTTGAACGCAACCAATGCGCGGTCCACCTCGCGCTAGACCTGCAGGGCTGGCAACCTCCCGCCGATCTGGTCGCCCGCATGCACTGCCGTGCACGTGCTGCCCGAGATATCTCCGGCATCAAGGAAATTCAGTGGACGCTTGAGTCTGCCACCTACGGTAAAGGCCAGTCCTACCTGTTCGGCTCCGCTGGTGGTGTCCAGCTGGGTATCTACAACAAGACCGAACAGGCCCGCTCCATCGACAAACTCGACTATTGGGAAAACGTCTGGAAGCGTCGCGACAGCTTCGACGAAGCCGACCCGGACAACTACAACCCCGAGCAAGACGTGTGGCGCGTAGAGCTGCGTTACCACCACTCAGTCATCCAGCAATTCGCCTCCGGCTCGTTCGATCTGCACAGCGGCGAGACCATCGAAACCAACAGCTACGCCGCCTTTGCCCCGCACCTAGACGGCCTTTGGCGCTATGGCCTGCGCCAGTTCAAGCTGCTGGCTCGCCCTGGCTACTTCGAACCCATCTGGACGCTCATCCGTGACGATGTGCGCGTCGATCTGCCGGTCGATTCCCTCGTCGATGAAACCGAGTACAAGCGCCAATACAAGACGTCTCGGGGCTTCTCGGGGAAGAACGTCGAGCTATTCCTGGGAAACTTCGTCAGCCTGCTGGCACGGGAGCGAGTGGGCGCTAGGCGAGCATTTCACCGCCTCAAGGATTGGGAGTGCTGGCCGGTGATCCGTGACCACTATGCCGCCAAAGGCATGGATGAGGACGGGCTGTATAAGCACATCAAAGGCATCTTGGAAGAACGCCATGTACGTTGGGGGCGTGCTGTATGACGGCCAGAAAAGACGGCAACACCTGGACCGCTGACTTCTACGAAAACGGTCGCTCGGGTCGCCGTATTCGCAAGAAGGGTTTCAAGACCAAGGCCGCAGCCCAGCGCTATGAATCGGAGTTCTTCGCCAGCCTCCACGCTACCGGCCGGCCGCTTGATGATCGCCTGTCTGATCTGGTGACGCTCTGGCATGACCTACACGGCTGCTCACTCAAGGATGCCAAGCATCGTCTTGCACGCACCCTGGCCACTGTCGAACGCCTCGGCAATCCGATGGCTTCCAACTTCGATGCACTCGCCTGGGCACGCTATCGCCAGACACGCCTAAAGGACGTCAGCCCGCACACCGTCAACCATGAACAGCGCTACCTGTCGGCGGTCTTCTCCGAACTGATCCGCCTGGGTGCCTGGGTCGGCAACAATCCGTTGGCCAAGGTTCGTCAGATCAAGACCGACCAGACCGAGCTGACGTTTCTGACGCTGCAACAGGTCGAACAACTGCTGGAAGAGTGCAAGCGCTCGACCAACAACCATACCTACCCGGTTGCGCTGATCTGCTTGGCCACTGGCGCTCGATGGGACGAAGCGGAATCCCTGCCACGGGGTGCGCTGTTCGGCGGTAAGGCCCACTTTCACCGGACCAAAAACCGCCAGTCCCGATCGGTGCCGATCCCTAAAGAGGTCGAAGAGATTGCGTTAAAGGTGGGGATGCCTGGGAATGGTCGGTTGTTCATGCCTTGCCGGTCGGCATTCCGATCTGCTTACCAGCGCTGCGGCTTCCACACTCCTGGCCAGATGACCCACATTCTCCGGCACACCTTCGCCAGCCACTACATGATGGGCGGTGGTGACATCCTGGGTCTGCAACGCATCCTCGGGCACTCCACCATCGCAATGACCATGCGTTATGCACACCTGTCACCGAATCATCTGGAATCAGCGCTTCGGCTCTCTCCGCTTGCTCAAAGTGGGGTAAATGTATGAAACAGACTTGTATTGCTTGGCATGGATGCCTTATGAAAGCCAAACGGCAAACAATAAGGACATCAACGGACCATCATGGAAACGGCAAATACGCCAGAAGAAAGCCCACTGGCTCAACTGCGATCGCGCTCCTGGCATTGGTACAAATCGCTCCAGCCGAATCAGCGAGCATACTTCAACGCCTTAGCTTTATTCGCGGTCTGTCTGCCTTTCAAGCAATTCAACTGGGAGATTTACAAGGCGTTCGCAGCATTTGCGGCCTTTTATTGGGGTGCGGCTATGCTTGCTGACCTCACCATCGCCTATAAAGCAATCGTATCTACATTGCTGGGCAAGCTCGTTCTCGTTGGCATTTTCGCCACTGGAGCAAACGTTACTATCGCCAGCGCTGCACAGGTTGTTAACGGGTTCACCGGAGTCGATCCCAGTCAGTTTGTGCATACCATTGCTTTCACAAGCCTTTTGGCTACCCCACCTTTATTGCTTCTTTTTTCTATCGCAGCCCTAATTCTGGGGGCAGGTGTTATTGCCATTTTTCTGATGTTCAACCTGCTAGACGAAAATGCACGCGTGATGATTTTTCCTTGGTACAAGGAAGGCAGCACTGTTCGCTATAGGGGCATCACTGCTTTTGTTCAGGTTGCAGGCCCAATAGCCTTAATTCTCGTTGTTTACAGCTGGTATCAGGTCGGAGCAGATGCCTACAACGACTTATTGGAAAGTACATCCAAATGGTTTTTGTACAACTTTGAGATGTACCAGCATGCACAGTGCCCTCTGCAAGAGGGGCAACGCGTCGCTTTTCTAGGTGGTGATCAGGTGCTGATCGCGAGCAAGGTGGGGGATGAAATCACTTTTGCCGTTCAAGGGTGCATATCGGCTGTAGGCAAGCCGTAGT